GAGATACAGTCGGGGTGACTTGGTACAACGATAATTTCAAAATAACGCGAATTGCGTAAAGGAATAAAACAATGAAACAACTATGAGGAAAAAATATAAGAAATGGATAAGGGCCGAAAGGCCCTTTTTTCTTGCTCGGTTTATTTAATAAATATCCCCCCGCCATTATCGAAAATAAACTAGCCGGAAATCTTGATGCGCTGTAATTTTTCGGTTGGGTTGTTTGGGACTGATTCGGGCGTTCCAAATCTTTTTCGTGATTATTTGAGTTCCTGTGCCTGTTTTGGTGTCTGTTTTCAATTCACCCCTGCTGCGTATGGGCATTGATGTCAGGTGGTGACCCTCTGGGGAATCTGATTAGTTGACAGAGTTCCGATGCTTACACCGGCCACACTTAATCACTGTGCCGGCTCCTGCTTGCTCTGCCAATAGTTTGTTGCACTGGGCGCAACGTAGCGCGTCATTCATCGGCTCGCTCCTGTCCTAAGTCCACTACGAACTCCATCTGGCCGCTAGTGGTCACCTCGGTCCGGTCCGGGATGTTCCAGTCGGTAGGATTACGCCTACGAAGGAACTCTAGAGCGACTCGACCATCAGATTTGATAGTGCTGATATCCAAAAGCGACTCAGATATTTCGACTTCCACTTGGGCGCTTGATGCTTCTAACGACTCCAGAAATTCCCTATAGAGCCCCGAAGTCTCTTCTCTGCCACGGGCTAGCCAAGTATAGAAGGTTGATTCACCTACACCGGAACTGAGTGCTGCAGCTCGGAAGTTGCTACCTTTTCGCACCTTAGTTGATATAGATTTAATTATTTTTCGGGTGAGTTTGCTCCTACGGCCTCGGAATTCTATTTTCTGTATTGGTTCTCTCTCTGTATCCATAGATATTAAGTTAGTTACTTAGACCGTTCTTAGTACATAACAACTGAGCTCAGGGGCTGAGAGATGTTCCCTCTGGGGTAAGAGTGAGCGTTTCAGATGTCGCACTTAATATCACCATGTCTTCATCGACGTTCTGGGTACAAGCGAAGAAATAATCTATCGCAGAATCTCCATCGTCTGGGTAGGCCACGACCATTGTTACTCGTTCGAACTTTGTTTCATTCATACTGTCACTCCTTCTAGTTAGTCTCTTAGAACGTTTAGAGCCAAATGCCCCTGCCGGGTTGGTTCTGGAATTTATAATTCGCTAGCGCTAGGCTCACCACCGCGTCGTCGTGAGACTGACCGGATGCCGCATACCTAACCCCACTGGCTGAGTAGACGAATTCGAAGTCGTTGAGTTCGTTCACGATAACTCCGGCCGGATATCCTAGCTCCCCATTCTGGATACTTACCGAGAGCGTTTCCATAAGAATTTGCTTTGAACCCTGAGAGAAGTGATAACGTTCTGCACCTGAACAGACCTTGGCTATGCGCTCGAATATAGGGTCACCAACTCCGGTAGAGTCTACGAACGTTGGGACGTGCCCGATGGCTGCAGAGACTCTCCGCTCAGTAGTCTCCCAGTCAGACTGGAACCTGTCGAAGTATGAGACATCACCTTGAGCGTCGATGCCCGTAACGACTGTCCAGTCGACCGAGCGGGCGAGGTCAACACCGAAGACGACTGAAGGCTCAGTGCTGAGATCCTTTATACACGCTGCGACGTTTTCATGACCGAACGGATTGCCGGAATCGTCTGATGGTTCTGCCATATAGAGTTCGTTGAAAACTGCTTCAGGGAGCGTTCTTCTGGCTGATTCGATTTCTTCCGCATCTAAGACACCACCCTCGACCGCGTCATATGCTGACAGTCGTGCATAATGCCAGTCAGGCTCGCCGGCCTCAGCTTTACGGGCTAGGTGATAGAACCAATTCTTCCGCCCTTTAACGTTTCCGATGAGCACACAACGCGCCCTCGTCGCCGATAACGTTGAGCGCAGCGCATACCATGAACCTTCAGGACACCTCGACGCTTCATCGCATACCGCGCCATATACGTCGTCACCATACATCGAGTCCGGGCGGTCAGCTGATAAGAACCTAAGTGATGCACCATTAATCATCGTCAGTGTCAGTTCGGTTGAGTTGGTTCGCTTGATTAAACCTTTGGGCAACGCTCGTTCGCATCGTTGGAATGACATCTTCGCTTGTTGAAACGTTGGTGCAACCCACCAGAACGTTCGACCGTCTCTGCCCTTGTCCAGTGATTCAGTGACGAGCCATTGGATGGCCGCATGAGTCTTGCCGGACTTCGTACTCGCTTCAACGATCATCCATCGAGTATCAGCGAAGATGGCCTCACGTTGCTTGTCATACAGCGGTCGAGAGAACTTGACTTTGATTTTCTTTTTGGTAGTCGTTGCCATGCTTGAACGTTATTTCTCGACCATTGGCGGGTCCATAACACAAGGACAATTCAAATCGAGTTCGATGTTCCATCGGTCGCCGCACCGGTCACAATCACGCATAAATTCCTCATCACAACTGCAACGGATATTCCCCTCGTCGGTGAACAGTTCACAGACCTCACACCAGTCCATCACCACCACCGTTCAGGTCGATTTCTTGAATCAGAAATGCTCTCGCATTACCGCCATTATTTGTCCATACTTTGACGATGCCGCCATTCTCTTTGCTTGATTCTTCTGCAGCGAGCTCCGCCTGATGCCAAGCCGAAGCAATCCACGAGGGAACTGCCTGAGTGGTCGATTTGATTTCGTACACCTTGCCGTCCTCGGTTTCGATGTCGGTATGAGGTCGTGACTTGTCGAGATTACGTTTGCCGCCTAACACGCTAGCGATTCGCCGTTCCCACGCTTTCCCTCTGAGTCGGTTGTTCTTGTTCGTTCGTTTCTGGTTGTTCATCTATCACCGCCGGTCGATTACTTAGTTCGTCGCGAATCATTTTTTGAAGTGGTTTTTCCATGAGTGCACGTTGCATCGCGACCGTTGTGAGAACCTCAGTGGTGAGGACCGAATCGACTTGCTGATCTGTCCACTCTGGGCCGGCGCTTAAGTTAAACGAACCCGCTATGTGGTCGACGATCACCATTTCGAAAATGGCTCTCACTTGGTCGGTGATCACTTTCTGAACATATGGGTCGTGTGCCGCCTCATAGTTTTTGAATTCTCGATTGATGGTCGCTTCATAGCTTCTGAAATCTGCGTTCATGTAGAGTTGGTTTGTTCCCCTCACATAAACAGACATACGGTCTTCCATTTCACCGATGTCCCGCGAACCGTCCGCACGTTGCTTCCATAACACGTCGGGTCTCACCCATTCGTTGATGCATTTCACCGGTAGCGCATTTGTCGAACGAGTGCGCGAATAGCGTCTCTTTTTGCGAGGGCCGATCGGCGGGGTAGGTTTGATAACCGGTCCATGGATTTCGTCACCGAAACGATTTACGAATGCTATATTCTCCACCAGTTCGAGGGTTGCTTGGACATCAACCGCAGTCGCTCTCACATATTTCGGAAAATCGATGCGCTCCTGCCTGATTCGTTTGTCCTGTTCGTTCCGCCATTTCTCGCGATTCTCAATTTCACGACTGTCCAGATCTTTATTGATAAAATCCTTCAACTGGCGCGGCATATTGCTATTAAACTCGGAGCCGTATTGCTCCCATGGGAAATCCAACTTGCCTAATTTCAGAACTTTTCGTTCGAACGATGGAATCAAATTTCTTAGTGATGGGCGCGGTTCGACGTAGAGAACGACTTGGTCTCGTTTGCTATGAATACCGAACGCACTCATCCGGCTTCTTCGCCTGATTCCCGTACTCCAGTCGTACAACTCATTTTCATAAAGCGCGGCAATATGGCCGGAGTCCTCGAACTCGTCGTGCCGTTTTTCTTCTTTGGGAATAATCCACCAATGGACGGAAACGTCTGAAAGAACCTGAACACCAGATTCGACGGCAGTTTTTTCGAGATAATGTTTTTGACCATAAACCCGGCGAGTTCCCATCGTCTCGCCTGTCGTGACAGAGGCCAGACGTGAAGTGCGAATCTCGATATCCGGAGAAATCTTGAAGTATCGCCGGTTGAGGTTTCCGCTCATCCACCAAACCGAATGTCTGACGGAATCCGGCGCGACCATTGTGATTTGATCTTCAGTTTCCCCTAGGAGAGTAACTTTCGTCCCGTGGTCACCGATCAACTTATTTCCGAAACGATCCATGGGTCGATACTCAGGCTTCAGATCTACGACTGATTTACCATCGGGCCTCTGGAGTCCATAGTCTCCGTCGTCATTTCTATGCACCACCATCCGAGATCCTTTTCCGTCCTTCCACGACTCGTACACAACCCCGACAGGGTTTCGAGTCATAGAGGATATTTTCGCTCCGATGCCGAAATTCCCGTCCAGTCCTCGACGCTTTGTAGTCTTCCCACCTCTGTTGAGGAGCATTTGCATTTGTTCGCCGGTCATACCGACGCCGTTGTCGATGATGCTTATTTTTGGCGCTCCGAGTCTCGCTTCTTCTTCCGGATCATTCTGCCAATAAATATGGCCGGACCCACCGGCTGCCTGAATCGCCTCGATGGAATTCTGGGTGAACTCTCTCAAGAACTGTTCGTTCGTGACCGGTTCGGAAAACATCTCAACTATCCACCCCGCGTCCTCATCGTCGAACCCAAATGGCTCGATGTCGTTACTACTCATATTCTGTTCCTTCCTGATGCTTTCTCTTATAACCGTTATCTTTTGCGAATTTGGGATTGAATGTGATGAAGTGGTGGCAAGCTCGGCAAAGACTGAGCCACTGGGCCAATAACATCTCGTCAAGGTTTGGCAGTGATTCGGTGAAATCGAATTCCGGTACGATTTTTCCACCGGCGGATCTGGGAACGATTTCGTGGACATCTACACTCGCACCGGTGCACACGTCGAGATTTGCTTGGCACATGCGAAACCGCCTCAGCATGAACGAGACGAATTCTCTCCGACCGTTCTTCTGCTGATACAGCTTTTGGGTTTTCCGCGAACGTGGATTGATTCTCGATCGTTTCATATCGCGAACCCTCTGGTCGTGGTCGTGCGTTTTTCAATTATCTTCCGATAGTCCGGATTCACTTCACACAAAATCGCCTTGCGGCCGAGTTCGATTGCAACTTTGCCGGTGGTCCCACTTCCCGCGAACGGGTCGATCACAGTGTCGCCGGCATCCGTTGAAGCAAGAATGCACAAGCGAGGGAGCTTTTCTGGGAAGGTGGCAAAGTGCGCCCCCTCGTAGCCTTGAGGATTCATCGTCCAGACGCTTCGACGATTCCGGACACCGCTTGGGGCCGTTTCAGCGATAGCGTCCGGATTATATTTATAGTGCTCACCTTTTGAAAATAAAAAAATGTATTCGTGAGATTTGGTTGGCCGGTCTTTTACACTTTCCGGCATAACTTGAGGTTTATGCCAAACGATGTCCGAACGGAAATACCATCCCGCGTCACGCAATGCGAATGCGAGCTTGAACGGAATCCCGATCAAGTCCTTCGGTTTGACGCCGTCCATGACGGGCGGTCGTACTGTGTCCACGGCGTTTATTCGAAGCGAATCATTTGGGGTCGTTAGTCTCCAACCGGAACTATAAGAATCACCGATATTCAGCCAGAACGTCCCGTCGTCTTTGAGAACTCGCCAAATTTCCTGAGTAACTTTGAGAATTTCTTCGATGTAGTTTTCAAGAGTGGGTTCAAGTCCGATTTGTGCATCGTGCCCGTAATCACGCAAACCGAAATAAGGTGGACTTGTGATGCACGTCTGGACGCTCTTATCTGGAAGGTCTTTGAGTGCGGTTCGGGCGTCGCCGATTCTCAGGTCGATTAAATCATTCATATCAAGAAACGTGCTTTCGCTTTTTAGCAATTCGAGTCGAGGGATAACCACGATGGTTATATGGATCCCACCCTCGCTGGACAGCCGTTTCAATTCCGGGAACTTCTTTGTCAGCTCCACAGCGACCGCAGAAAGCAGTGGTGATCTCCATAGACGGATGCCCTATTTTCCACCAGTGAACACAGGAA